AGGTGATGATTCTAATCCTTATGGAATAGGAATTATAGCTGCAAATCGAAGGGCTGATGGTGAAGCAACTTTATGCACTAAACTTTCTGAAAGGTCTACAAGTGATGCGCAACAAAAAGTTTATGGAAATGATTACAATGAAGTTGTATGCGACCCTGCATTGAAATGTGTTATAGTAGGTAAAGGTTGTGAAGGAGTTGTATTGTATAGTTATTACTCTACTGATGCTTATAATAATCATGATGGCATTAATTACAGTGGTCCTTGGGAGCTTGGAACTGCAAGAACTTTATCATGCGCTGATTTATTTGGTACTAGTAATATAAGAGTTGATAAAGTTTTAATTGATACTTATAATCAAGTAGGAATAGCAATTGGGCATACTCATGTGCAAGATGCTCCTAGTATAAGTTGGTGGGATGGTGACGTAAAAATTGCATGGTTTAACTATCAAGAAGATGCTGTTAGTTTTATAGGAAAAATAACAGTATCGCAAGCATATGTAGTAAGTGCTAGTGTTGATGGTGAATATGGAAAATTAGCAACTCAGCTTATATCTAGCAGCGCAGGGTCTTCCCTTGCTGATGGCTATTACCTATCTCTTCATACTTATGCTCTTACAGGAAATAAAGGAACTTATACTGCAGTATCAAGTAACAATCATTATCAATACTATCAAAGTCCTACTTATGACTCAGAAAGTAAAATTCCTATTGATATACTTGTAGATGGTAAAAATAATTTAATACATACTACAGAAAGGCATGCAACAGGAAGGGCTACTATTTCAGGAACTAGCGCCACTGCGCAGCCAGCACGTTTAGAGCTTACTGGTTCGGCTGCTAATTGCGAAATTTATCAAGAAGGATTATATGCGCAGGCAAATTCACATACTCCACATAAAGACCCTTTTAGCGGAAATGGAAGTGGCGATACTGATACTGGTGGCGGCGGTGATTATATCTCTTCTTTTGGAAATACACAATTAAATTCTTTTCTTATAGAAGGCAATGAAATAGGTGCTCACATACAATCTTTTAACTGGAATGATACAGATAGAGCTGACTATGGTCATGGACAAATGACACTTACAAGTGATGGAAAATATATGTTTTTAGGAGGGACTGCAGATTGTAGAAGTATTTTGTTTCTTAAGAGAAATGTTAACAATAAAAACACAGACCCTGCTGTTGTTTCAAAATCAATATTTACACATGCTCAAGTTCATTTTAAAGGCGCAGGAACTTGGGACACTTCAGGTTCATTTTTAGGTCGTGTTTTAATTGATGAAAATATGGGACTTGCTTTTTCGCAAAAACCAGGAGAAGGTACAAATCCTTCTAGTATTTATTCAATGATGTATTGTATTGATGACCATTACAGAATATCTACGCCAAAAGCAAATTTAGTAGCAACTATTGGTGGAAATAATACTACCTTAAAAAGTGTAGGATTAATTGTAAAATCAAACCATCCTTTAGGGTTTCCATTTCACTGGGCATCAGGAGATGGAAGTGTTTCTAAGTGGTTAATGTATTGTATTCATGGAAAAGCATCTGATATTGGACTAGGAGTTGCTGCTAATACAACAAAAATAATAGGAGAACAAGAAATTAGCGTTACTGGCACTGTATATGCAGCGGTTGACTCTAATCCAGATACTATTACATCATCTTCAAATAATTTTGTTACGGCTGGATTTAAAGCAGGAATGACAATTCAGGTATCTGGCTCTTCAGAAGCGGCAAATAATACTACTCATGTTATTGCATCTGTAGCTGCAGGTACTTTAACACTAACATCAGCATCAAGTTTAACTGCTGATGGTGCTGGAGATTCTTGGACAATAAAATATTTAGGAGCGGCAACAGTAAAAGCTTTAGAGTGGACTAATGATAAACATGATAGATTATACGATGCTAATGTTTTAGGTATTACCAATATAGTAGACCCTGATGGAATAGTTGATTCAGATGACGAATCTAGAAAAAGACATATAGCTTTATTTTACAAAAAAGATGATAATAATACATATATTACAACTTATCAAAAACATGATGCATTAGGCCCAGTTATTCCTGAAGGAGCTTATTCAGATAGTGAATTTAGCTTTTCAGGGTCAGATGGTTCAGTAAACACTGGGGATGTAAATATACCTGAAGCTGTTGGAGCTTTAAGGTGGGATGCAACAGGAGTTCTTAATGCTAATTCTGATTTATTTGGGTTTATTGCTTCAAGTAAAAGTGGTTTGGCTTTAAGCGCAGCTTTAAAAGTAGATGGCAATAGCGATGCTGCTAACCCTTCAGATTCTGGGGCTACTTACGACCCCTCTGCTGATGATGTAGTAGAAGGCCCATCAAGCAATGCTTATTTAAACAATGCTAATGTTATCTCTACAGGTGGAACTTTAAAAAAGAATTATAAATATTTTTATAAATTAACATTTGTATATGATGGCTATCAAGAAAGTCCTTTAGGGGATGATTTACAGGTAGAAACTACTTATGCTTCTTCTGATTATACTGATGGTATTTTAAATTCAACAGCTGAAGCTATAGATGCAAATACAGTATCTATTAATATAGATGCTAATATAGACTCTTCATCTATAGACAAAAGAATAACTTCTGTTAAATTATATAGAGCAGAAAATCCTGATACAACTAAACAAATACCTGAAGGTTTTTATAGACTTGTAGAAGAAAAAAGCTTAGAAGATGG